AACCCATGCTTCTTCAACAGCAGAAAGCTTAGCAGCTTTAGTTTTAGGGCCTTGGCTTTTACCTGAAGTATCAGGACGACCTTGGCGTAACTGTTCTTCAAGAGTATCGAGACTGTCAGCAAGCTTATCACGCTTAACTTGCATGTCTTTAATGTCTTGCTCAGCAGAGGAACGTTTCTGAATCTCAGCATACATCTGATCCATCTCTTTAGCTTTACGGATAGACTGGTCAACCCATTCTCTATCCATCATGCGATTATAGATTTCAGGATCAGATAGCTTATTAAACTCAGGCTCAAACTGTTCTACAGCAACCTTAGCTCTATCCCAAGCTATCTTTTCAGTAGCAGATAAATCAAAAGATTTACCAGCAGAGAGTTTCTCTACTGCAGATTCTAATGAAGTCTTTTCAGGAAGCTTAGCACCTTCAACAACAGGCTCTTTAAGTCTACCACCCATTGTTAATTCTAATTCTTTACCTTGGGTAAGGCTTGTCTTAGGCTCTGCAGCACCTTCAGCAGTTAAAGGTGTAATACGTTCTGGGATAGCTACATCTTTAGGGCCACCAGCAAAGAGGTCTTGTTGAGGACTTTCTGCAGCACGTCTAGCAGCAATCTCTTCAACAGAAGTAGCAAAAGGAATATCTTCTTGTTCAGCAGCTAAGAGTTTCTTACGCTTAATTTTATCAAGTAAAGCCTGAGATTCATCCATCTTGGCTTGCTCAGCAGCTTTAACAGCCTCTGCATCAGCAGCTTGTTTAGCTTCATACTTGTTAACTGTTTCAAGGTCTTTAGCATACTGGTCTTTAAATTTAGTACCAGCACCTAGCACACTCTTACCAGCTTCAAACAATAGAGCAGTATTGAAAGCATCAGAAGCTACCTGTGCTAATTCTTGTGGGTTAACCTGACGACCTTCATTAGCAGCCCTAGCAGCCTCTGCAGCAGTAGCGACAGTACCGAACTGCGTAGCTGTGTTGGCAGCGTTGTAGGTAGTTCTAGCAGCCTTAGCAACGGTACTTAGTTCAGCACCTGACGAGGCTAACTGACCTATTTTACCCATACCTAATAATTCAGGATCATAAGCAAAAGACTTGATTAAGTCACCAACAAAAGCACCTGGGTTCTCATTAGCTTTCTTAGCCATGTTACGAGCAGACTCAGCAGGGTTCATTGCTGCTTCACCAATACGCTTTAGACCGCCTTGGAGTTCAAGAGATAAAGGATCAGTAGCTTTAATCTTCTCAACACCAGGAACACCACCCAGAGTAGACCTTAACAGGTACTCGGATATAGGGGCTATCATAGATTTGTTTTTAAACTCATCCCATGAGAAACTACTTAAAGATTTTCCTAGTTCGCCAGTAAAATCTTTCTTTTCCCATGCAGTTTTCTTCTCTTCTTGCGAAGACTTAAGCATAGCAGGAATGTCTTTTACATCTTGTTTCGGTGCTGCCTCTTCTGCAACCTTAGCTGTAGAAGGATCAAACGAAGAGGAGTCTGTGACTTCTCTAGCAGTACTTGGATCGAATGCCATATTATCCTAGATTATTGTGGAACCCATTGGCCATTGTTATACATTGCTCTATTGCCTCTAGCGTCTGTATATATCCGACCTTCTTTAAATTTAGTTTCTTTTTTAGTTTCTTTAGTTGCTTCTTTGGTAGCAGTAGGGGCAGGAGCTTTAGGAGTACCTTTTTCGTACTCGTAACCTACATCAGAAGATAGACCAAACCATTTACTCTTTTCAGTAGGTTTAAATAATTCATTAATAGCTTGATCTTTAGCATCTTCTAAATCAATACCTTCAGACTTAGCAATCTGACGTGCTTTGTTTTCTACCTTAGTAGCTGCTGCTGTCCAGTCTTCATCAGACATAGAATCAAGCATTTCTTTACCAAACATAGATTTCAACACAGACTCAGTACCTTTAACTTCAAAGCCTTTAGCAGGTTTAAGAGAACCTCCTTGTTTAGCAGCAGCATTACGTACACGATCAAGGCCAATCATTTCCATTGTCTGATTATGACGTACACGCTCTTCAGCATTCATTAATTTAAGTTGTGCATTCAAGGCAGTTGTTTCAGAAGTACCTAAGTCAGTAACCATCTTACGAGCACCTTGAATATCAAAAGTACCATCAGGCTTTTGGAAACGGTCAATTTGCTGCATAAGAACCATTTTAGTATTAGTATCTAAACCAGCAACATTTAAAGCACCATAAAGATCTTCTTTATTATTGGCATTCTTAGCAACACGAGAACCTAAGTCAAGACTTTTAATTTGAGCATTAATCTTATTTAATTGTTGCTCGCCTGCTGCTTTACTAACTTCAGAAGCTTCTTTCTGAAAAGAATGAGACACAGAGTCTAAACCTTTTTGTTTAGCCATGTAAGAGGCTTTAAGTAGTGTCTGTTGATTCTGTTCAGGAGTCATTGTAGACACATCAGTACCAGCATACACATCTCTTAGAATATTCTTTTCAGCAATATCAGTACCGATTGCACCGCCTAATTTATAACCAGCAATAGCTGATTCTGCAAAGCTTGCCATAATTTATCCTTACATGAACTCAGCTAAAGCATCAGCTGCTGCAGCACCCTGACCACCTACGTCAGTAAAAGTACCACTATAGCCAGCAGGAGCACCACCACCTCCAAAGATACCAGAACTAGACAAAGCATTTCCTGCTAACATAGTAGAGAAAATACCTGTTTGAGCATTCTGTTGTTGTATTTGATTTTGTAACTGTGCTTGTGATAATTGACCGCTATATTGAGCTTGTGTAGCAGAAGCAGGAGTCTGAGTAGTAGCTCCTGATAAAGTACCTAATTGATTATATAATTGATTATAAGCAGTACTAAAATAGTTTTGACCAAAGCCTTGTAGTGCTGCACCTTGAGCACCAGACTGAAGCATACCTTTAGATGCTCCTCCTGCTGTTAAAGCAGACGCTCCTTGTTGCATACCTAATTGATAACCAGGTTGGGATAAAACCATAGAAGGGTCTCCCATCAACTGTTGTAATTGATTAGCTGCACTTGTACGTCCACCGATAGCACCGTAGGGATCATATTGAGATTGTGGAGGTGCTGCAGGAGCAGATACTCCACCGCCACCACCAAATATTGAACTAACTGCTCCACCCATGATAACTCCTTAAATATATTTACTAAATAGTTTTTCAACGAAACTGTATCCAAGGTACTCAAATAACTTGCTATTATCTTGATGTACTTTAGTTGAACACAGTATTTTATTTACATTCAGGCTCTTAAGATGCTGTTCAGCAAACTGAAACAGTTTAATGCCTGTCCTACCTTTTCTATACTGTTTACGCAAAAAGTAAATATCTTCGTAAGCAGTTAAACAAGTTTTTACATGTAAGTGTCTAGATATAATATAAAGAATATAACCTACTAACTCTCCATCACTTCTACATGTAACAAGCTGAATCATTCCAGCATTGTCTAAATTCTTATATTGATCCCAATCAGGATCTAGTGTTTCTTTATAACTTACAGATGCTTCTAATTCTTCATAATGCTCAGGATAGAGAGTGGCTAATTCAGGGACTATGTCTGAATATCTCTCTATCTGGTAAGTAATCATTATGTCCTATATTGTAATTGTGTTGGTTCTGATTGTTCTAATTCACCAATATCAAAGTCAACCTCGGCTGCTAGTAGTCTAATAGGTTGGTTATCTGTAATTAAGAACTCCCAAGCCCTACGACGTGCTGCACCACTTTGATACACTTGTGGACGAGTCTTATCAAGGTTTACTGAACGATAAGGAGACCAGTTCTTATAGTCATCATCAGAGTGTCTAATGTTCATTACTGCAGGGACTTTATCTCCTACAATCTCTAAACGACCAAAGAACTTACGCTTAGTAGTACCACCATCAATAATATCTGTTACAGTACGATAATAAATAGGAGCACCTGAATCATTATAAACATGATCTGACATCGTATATAATGTGCCGTTATCATCATCTAATAAGTAGTAAGTATCGCTAATCTGAGTAAAGAAACTAGGACGGAAGTACTGTTCAGCATATATTCCAGGAACTCCTGAATCTGCATCACCAATAGCCCACATAGTCCATTGAGTCCAAATCTTCTCATTTACATCGTATACTATTGTAACATTTAAATCAGCTAATGTCAAGACATAAAAAGTATGTCCATTGATTCTTAAAGAATAAGCCCTAATATCAGCTAAAGTACTATTCTGTAGAATACGGTCAATAAAAGGTGTAGATAGCTTTGTAGGGGCTGTTCCTGAAATAGCATAGACTGAAGGGCCTGCATCTCTAGAAGTCCCTACCCATACAATAATGTTCTCAAAGCTAACAATAGAGTCTCCGTTAGCACAACCAAGTTCAATATGGTAAGGAGCAGCCACAGCCAAAGGAGAGCCTGGATAAGTACCAGCATCATAGAACCAGTCAATAGACCACTCACCAAAGGTAATAATATAGTTTAAATGCTTACCAATACCGACTAAAGCATCAGGCTCAGCCTCAGCAGTAATGTAGTTTAAAGCATTCCATGTAGTAGGGTCATTAGCATTAGATGTGTAAAGCTCACCGTTAGGACTAGCAATAACTGTGTAGGTATCTAGATAGCAAGCACCTGGAACAATAGAACCTGAAGGAAAACCGTTTAACAAAGCTGTAGCAGCAGCACCTGTACCACCTGCATCCACATTGTTTAAATATTGTAAAGTAGCTGTACCATCAGCCTGTGTACCACTGGTAAAAGTAGGAGCAGTATTTCCTGTAGTTCCTGCAATAGTTACATCATATACATTAGTTCCAAATACTAAAACAGTCCCTGCTGCATAGGCTGTATTAGCTTGCCAAGTAGTTCCTGCAGTATCAATAATATTAATTACTAATGTGTCTGAGCTTGTATAGCCTGAACCACCGTTAGTAATGGTAATTCCTGTAATACCACCACCATAGCTTTGTACAGTACCTGTAGCAGTAGTACCGCCACCTGAAGGGGCTGAAAAGGTTACAACAGGGTTAGTATAGTTCTTACCACCAGTAAGGATAGTTACTGTAGAAATGTTATCGTCTTTAACCTGAGCAAAAGCTCCTGTACTACCATCAATAGTATAACCATGAACTTGATTATGTACAAATAAATAAGTATCGTTTAGAGTTTGTTCAAAGTAACAAGTAGCATAACCACCATTAACAAGACCTGTCATAGTACCTACAACAGTACTTACACCTGTGCTAGGAATAATCTTATAAATTACATTATCAACTACTGCGTATAGACTAGTTTTAAAGTAAGTTAAGCCTTGTCCTTGTCCTGAAGGAATAGCAGGAGTAGTGACAAAAGTAGAAGTACCAGGACGCTTAACAAACTCACGCTTGCCATTGGTCGCTTCAAAATAGCCATTCACACACTTAGAGTCAGTGTTTAAATAACCGTTACGAGTCTCAATAGGTTGAGACAGTGGTATTCTAACAATAGGCATTAGTTAGGTTTTCCGAAGGTTACGTTAGCCATACGAAGGTCAGCTTGGAAGAATGTAGAAGTAGCTTCAACATCCCAATCACATAATTGGTCTTGATACATCTTAGCTCTCATTGCAATTTCTTGACGATGATTAGCAGGTACAGAATATTCAATAGCTAATTGGTCAGCTAAGTTCCATACTAAAGTGTTCATCCACTCAGCAGGGAAGTCAGGTACTTGACTACCTGTATTGATGTCATCCATAGGCTGTTGACATACAAAGTATAGTTGATACTGTGCAGCAGCATTCTGATCAGGAGTTAAGTAGACATACAAGTCACTCCAGTTCTGACGTACATTACAGTACACAGAGTTAGCAACACCTGTAGAAAACTTAGAACCTAAAGTATCATATTCTTGTTTACTCAGTAACTGCATAGGAGTATCAATAGGAGGGGATACTGTGTACTGGCGTAACCAGGCTTGAATAACCTTTAAAGGTTTAGCAGTATCTAATGATGTAGAAGGATTTAAACTAGCAGGCCCAATAGAGTAAACAGTCTGACCGTTAACAATAGGAATATAGAGTTCATTTACTTTCCATATCTTTAAACCCTGTGTAGCCATCTGTTTGACTAAAAGATTTAAAGCTAAAGAAGCATTAGCCGTTGTTGCTGCATCAGGAGTGTCGCCAAGCTCAAGAACACCTAACTTGCGTAAAGCAAGCTGAATGATTTGGTCTCGTGTAACAGTAAAAGTACTAGACATTATTAGCTTCCAAATAAGATACGAATGGCTTTATCTAAGCC